CCAAACTAACGTATTCTCCACTTGATGTTGAATTTTTGGTTGATGAAGAATTACAATCATGGAAAAACATATATGATTGGTTCACCTCAATTGCTGATCCAGATGGTTTTGAAAAACGCAACGGTAGTAAAGAACTACAAAACAACAAACATTTTTCAGACGCAACATTAACTATTCTAAGTGGATTAAACAATCCAATTCTAAGAATACAATATACAAATTTATTCCCGTTGAGTATAAATGATATTCAATTTGATACTACACAATCCGCAGACACCATTATAACCGCAAGCGCAACATTCAGGTATCAATCATACAAATACTTGACAGTTTAATACTTTTGTGATATAATGTTTTGATTATGGCAATTATAAATAACTATGGAAACACTTGAAATAATATTAAAAATGTGGGAATCGGATGCAGTCATCGACCAAACCGAACCCAGCAAAGAACTATTAAAGATACCTGTATATCACAGTAAATATCTTGGCATTCTGACCAAACATAAAATCGCATCAAAGAAAGCTCATTTTGATTACCTACGTATGCGTAAGGTAAAGTGGGAATACTTTACTGGCAAAATGTCACAAGATGAATTGACTGAATATGGTTGGGAACCTTTTCAGTTTGCATTGAAGTCTGACATTAATACTTACTTGGAAGCAGACAAAGACCTTATCAAATTATTGGAGAAAAAGGTCTACCATGAGGAAGTCGTTTCAGTTATTGAATCTATTATGGCCGAATTGAAACAAAGAACATGGCAACTGCGAGACTTTATATCATGGGAGAAATTCGTTGGTGGACAGTAAAACGTTAAAAAATAGAGAACGTAAAGCTCGTAGAAATCATAGAGACAGACAAAATACCAGAATGAATTTTGGTAAATATAAAGGTTTCTATTTCAAAGATGTTCCCACCGATTATTTGGAATGGGCAGCCAAACATTGGGTTGAACCACAATATAGACCCATATTAATATTAGTAGTTGAAGAAATTGAATACAGACATTTTAATAACTAAACGGAATGAAGTATACGCCAAAGTGACCTGTGAGAAGCACGTTGCAAAGGAATTATCTGAGTACTTCACGTTCTTTGTGCCTGGTTACCAGTTCGTTCCAGCCTATCGGAATCGCATATGGGACGGTAAGATCCGTCTATTCAATCTACAGAGCAGTCAATTATATCTTGGTTTGATTCCATATCTTAAAGAGTTTTGTGAAGAACGTGAGTATGCATATTCACATGACATTATTGAAGATGAATATTCAGTCTATCATGCACAAAAATTCTTTGACATATTGAATCTACATTCACAAGGTAAACAAATTGGTGTAAGAGAACACCAACAAAATGCATTTATTGAGGCCATGCAAAAACGGAGAGTCTTACTGTTATCTCCCACTGCATCAGGCAAATCACTTATCATATATTTGTTGTTCAGACAGTTGTTGCAGTATCAACAGTTAAAAGGTTTAATCATTGTTCCAACAACAACATTGGTTGAACAGTTGTATTCAGACTTTGCAGACTATTCATCCGTTAACGGATTCAATGTGGAAGAAAATGTACACAGAATCTATCAAGGTAAAGATAAACTAACGGACAAGAATTTAACAATCTCCACATGGCAGTCACTCTACAAGTTACCACCAGAATACTTCCATCAATTCCAATATGTCATTGGTGATGAGGCACACCTATTCAAGGCACAATCATTAACATCAATACTAACATCTTGTGTTAATTCAAAGTATAGAATTGGATTGACTGGTACATTAGATGGCACAAAAACACACAAATTGGTATTAGAAGGTTTGTTTGGACCAACGAAAAAGGTCATATCAACTAAAGAGTTGATTGACAAGAATCAATTATCAGCATTCAACATAAAATGTCTGATACTAAAACATTCGGATGAAGTATGCAAAGAAATGAAAGATGCAACATATCCAGATGAGTTGAAGTATTTGATTGAGTCTGAGAATAGAAATCGTTTCATTCGTAATTTGGCAATCAGTCTGGAGAAAAATACATTGGTTCTTTTTCAGATGAAGAAACATGGTCGTGCATTATACGAAATGATTAAACAGAAGGCAAATGGTCGTAGTGTTTATTTTATTGATGGTGATGTAGACACTGTTGTCAGAGAAGAAGTTAGAAAGATTATGGAAATAGAAAACGATGCAATCACTGTGGCCAGTTTTGGTACCTTTTCTACTGGTACAAACATTAGAAATTTACATAACATCATATTTGCAAGCCCAAGTAAATCAAGAATTAGAAACCTACAATCTATAGGTCGTGGTTTAAGGCAAAATGAAGGTAAGGAAATGGCCACATTATATGATGTTGCTGATGATCTTAGAATTAAAAAACACACAAACTTCACATTACAACACTTCATCGAAAGAGTGAAGATATATAATGAGGAGAAGTTTCCTTTTAAAATTTACAATATAGGACTTAAAAATGGCCATTAAAATAGTAAGATTTAAAGACGGTCTAGATGTAATCTGTGACTGTGTGTATACCTCAGATGACATGGTGGAAATTACTGATCCAATGTTGTTTGAATTAAGAGGTACCAATTTAATGTTACAGTGTTGGTTGCCTATGGCAGTAATCAAAGAGAACAAGGTACAGATTGATGTGGAAACCATTTTGTGTTTGATGGATCCAACCGAAGACTTTGAAGAATATTACCTTAATGCATCAACAAAATTAAACGAATCAACTAAAAAAGAAAGAGAAGTGGTACTTACAGATGAGGTACTCTCCGCTTTTGAGGAAAAGGAATCTAGTAAGAATTCCTTAATACATTAATAAGCTAATAAAAAAATTAATATATTAATATCATCCGGGGTACACCGTGGACTTTAACACATGTCAAGCCCTTTGTCAACAACTTTTTATGGTACATTTGAATGAGTAAACAGAAACATTATATAAACAATCAAGACTTCCTAAAGGCACTTGTCGATTACAAAGCCCGTTGCGTAGAAGCCGAACAATGTGGTAAACCTAAACCAATCATTCCAAATTACATTGGTGAGTGTTGGATGAAAATTGCCGAAGGCCTATCACACAAACCAAACTTCATTAACTACACATACCGAGATGAAATGGTTTCCGATGGTATTGAAAATTGTTTGATGTACTTTGAAAACTTTGATCCAACAAAGTCTTCCAATCCATTTGCATACTTTACTCAAATCATTTACTTTGCCTTCCTAAGACGCATACAGAAGGAAAAGAAACAGCTGTATGTCAAGTATAAAGCCACAGAGATGTATGGTATTTTGGATGAGTTTGAAATGTTAGAAGGTGAAGATGGTTCAAGTAGACAATTTGAACTGTATGACAACATAGCTGAATTTATTGGTAACTATGAGGACTCTAAGAAGGCAAAGAAAGCCGAAAAAGATGCGGCAAAGAAACCAAAAGGGCTTGAAAAATTTATTGAGGAGTGATATAATGAAAACTTATGGTGAACTTTTACCTGGTTTAAAAGTGATTGTGCATAAAAAACACACTGATGACCGTGGTGATTTCTGTGAACTTTGGAAAATAAATGATGATGGTATGAGAGGTAACTTTCGGCAAGTCAATATAGCAACATCAGTTTTTAATGTGTTGCGTGGTATGCATAGGCAAAATCAAACTAAACTTGTTATGCCTTTGAGTGGCAGAATATTTGATGTTGCATTGGAACCAGAAACTGGTAAATGGTTTGGTATTGAGTTGGATGAAAGTAATGCACTATTCATACCAGCACAATACGCCCACGGTTATTTGGTTTTATCTGAGAACTCAATAGTACAATATTTCGTTGACGCACCATATAACAAACCAGAAGAAGAAAATTTCAAATGGAATGATTATAACATAGAGTGGCCAATCACAGTGCCACCAATATTATCTGCAAAGGATTTATAATGAAAAAAATTGGATTTAATTGTAGTACTTTGGATTTGTTTCATGCTGGCCATGTCACGATGTTGAAAATTGAAAAACAATATTGTGACTATTTGATTGTGGCAGTACAATCCGACCCAACTATTGATAGACCAGATACCAAAAACAAACCAGTACAGTCTTTGTATGAAAGGTTTGTTCAAGTGTCATCCTGTAAATATGTTGATGAGGTGTTGGTATATGAAACCGAAGAAGATTTGGAAAATATTTTTAAGACACAAATAATTCATATACGTTTCTTGGGTGATGAGTATAAATCAAAACCATTTACAGGAAAACAATATTGTCTTGATACTGGTATAGAATTGTTTTTCCATGATAGACAACATCCATATAGTAGTTCTAAATTGAGACAAAGAGTATATGATGCTGAGGTTGAACGAATGAAAAAATTAAATGTGGAATATAATGAATGTCAAAAGTAGCAATAATAACTGACCAACACTTTGGTGCAAGAAATGATTCCACACTTTTCTTAGATTTCTATGAGAAGTTTTATAAAGAAACATTCTTTCCGACACTGATAAAGGAAAAGATCGAAACACTATTGATTCTTGGTGATACCTTTGATCGTAGAAAGTACATCAATTTCTTTTCGTTGAAACGCACCAAAGAAATGTTCTTTGATCCACTATCTGAAATGGGTATACAGGTGCATATGTTGGCCGGTAACCACGATACTTACTTTAAGAATACCAATGATGTTAATTCATCCGACTTACTTCTTGGTGAGTATGGTATCACATTAAATGTTATTGACCATCCAGCCGAAATATATGTTGGACCACATAAGATTTGTATGATGCCTTGGATTTGTGCAGAAAATTATGAAGATTCTTTACAGACATTAAAGGGCACCGATGCAAAGTTTTGTATGGGCCATTTTGAAATTGCGGGCTTTGCCATGTATCGTGGCATGCCATCTGAAGGAGGGTTAGATCGTGGAATTTTTAGGAAGTTTAGTCACACTTTTAGTGGTCATTACCATCACAAATCTTCTAGTGATGATATCTACTATTTGGGAAATCCGTACGAACTTACTTGGCAAGATTATAATGACCCTCGGGGTTTTCATTTGTTTGATTTGGATACTCACCAACTTGAATTCATAGAGAATCCAAACAAGATGTTTCATCGTATTATGTACGATGACAAAGTGAATACCATTAAAGAACTTGATGGTATGGATTTCAAACCATATACAAACACCTATGTGAAAGTGGTTGTAATAAACAAAACCAATCCGTATTTGTTTGACAAGTTCATGAATAACCTGTATAATGTGAACCCAGCAGACATTACAATTGCTGAAGATTTTACAGACTTGGAAGATGGTGATGAAGTGGTTGATGAAGCGGAAGACACACTCACCATATTAAACAAGTATGTTGATGGCATTACAGAAGAAAGTATTGACAACGACCGGTTAAAAACATTATTGAAAGAACTCTACGTAGAGGCACTGAATACTGAACAAGCATGATTTTATTTCAAAAGATTAAGTGGAAGAATTTACTTTCTACTGGAGCTCATTTTACTGAGATTGATTTTACCAAGTCTAATAATACATTGATTATTGGCCACAATGGTGCAGGTAAATCCACAATTTTGGATGCACTGTGTTTTGGATTGTTTGGTAAACCTTTTCGTAAAATCAACAAACCACAATTACTAAATTCCGTTAATAATAAAGAAGCTGTTATTGAAGTACATTTCAATATTGGCCAAAAGAAATACAAGGTCATTCGTGGTATTAAACCAAACGTATTTGAAATTTATCTGAATGATGTATTGCTGAACCAAGATGCAGCTGCAAAAGACTATCAAGAGATACTAGAGAATAATATTCTCAAATTAAATTACAAGTCTTTTACGCAGGTTGTCATTCTTGGTTCAGCATCCTTTGTTCCATTCATGCAATTATCAGCATCAGACCGCAGAGCAATCATTGAAGACCTATTAGAT